CTCTTCTCAAGAGACATGATAAGAATTGGGCTCCAAGGATCATAAATCAATCGTCTGATATACACAATGCACTACTGGGTCCTATAATGCAAAAGTGCACCCAGCGAATGTTTCAAGCCATGGATCTCTGCACAAGTCCCGACAACGTTAACTTCATGGGAGCTTATAAGAAAAAGTCTGAACAAATCGTCGACCATTTGACTGGAGGCGATGACAATTCTGTGTTTTTAAGCGCAGATTTCACGGCTAATGATAGCTCTCAGGTTAAGGACGTCCACTTGTTGGAGGTTGCTTGGCTTCGTCGCTTTGGTGCTCCGCTTTGGGTTACTTCCTTGATGCTGGTTGCTAATGCTTATACCATTAAGTCTCGTGCTTATCGTATTCGCATGAAGATCAACAACCAGTTGCCCACTGGAAGTCAATCCACAACATTCCGCAATTCTATGTGGAATGCAACTATTGCGGAAGCTTTTAGCATTCATGTGGACCGCGTAGGCGTCTCATGCATTCTTGGTGATGATAACGTCATGAGGCTTGACAAAGCTCGTGGATCCCTAAAGTTCTATCGTAGAAGTTACGATCATGTTTGCAAGATGGCACGCATGGTCGTAAAGGTTACTACCAGTAGGCTTTTGGAGGGAAATAATTTCCTGTCCCGTTTCTTTGTTCGAGTTCCTCGCGGCATTGTTATGATTCCAAATCTCGGTAAGGCGCTTTTGCGCTTCAATGTTTGCCCTGTTCCTGCACCAGATCCATCGCTATATATGGCTGGCAAGGCGTTGAGTTACGCTTACGAGTTTCGGCACTTTCGTGCCATCTCTAAGTTGTACATGACGCGTTGTATCAAGGAACTTGGTGACCGAAGTTTGGAATCGCTCGACATTAGTGGGGTCTCTTGGAACGTCAAGGGGCTTTTCCACAGGTTGGGAGTTGCTGGCATACTTGCAGAAGTTGCCGCACCTTCCAAGGTTGCTGATGCTGCGGATTTTACCGCATTCACCCATCCAATGTGGGGCATCACGGCTGTCGAGTATTACTATGCCGCTGTTTCAATCATCATGGGTGTTGACAATGTCGACGTCTCTTGCTTGCGTTGGTTGACGATTGAGTGGATGTGATT